GATATACAAAAAATTATGTCTGATATTTTAGATGCCACACAGTTTGGGTTTCAGCCTCTTGAAATTATGTGGAAGAAAGATAAATCAGGTCGTATAATGCCTGATAAAGTTATTGCGAAACCTCCTGAATGGTTCTGTTTTGACGATGATAATAATCTAAAATTCAGAACTAAAGAGAATTATTACGGAGAGGTTGTTCCTGCAAAGAAGTTTCTGCTTGCACAGAACAATCCGTCATACAATAATCCATACGGCGAACGTACCCTTTCTCGTGTCTTTTGGAATGTAACCTTTAAAAAAGGCGGTCTTAAATTTTGGGTAGTATTTACAGAAAAATACGGAATGCCTCACCTTATAGGGAAACATCCAAGAGGATCAACCAAAGAGGAAACAAACTCTCTTGCCGATATGCTTGAGGATATGGTGCAAGATGCCATTGCGGTCATTCCTGATGATTCGTCTATTGAAATTCAGGAAGCAAGCAAATCATCTTCCGCCGAGATTTATGAAAAGCTGATTGACAAAATGAATACTGAGATATCTAAAGCAATTCTCGGTCAGACATTAACAACAGAAATCGGATCAACGGGAAGTTATGCCGCATCGAATACACATATGCAAGTTCGTCAGGATATTATTGATTCCGATAAAAAACTGGTTGAAGGTGTTATAAATCAATTGATACAGTGGATATATGAAATCAATTTTGCAAATGCCGAAGTCCCGATTTTTGAATTATACGAGCCTGAAGATGTTGATTTGACTTTGGCACAAAGAGATAAAATCCTTTCTGACACAGGAGTTAAGTTTACAAAAGAGTATTTCATTAAAAATTATGGTCTTGAAGAGGAGGATTTTGATATTAGGGAAGATATTATCCCTGTTAATCCTAACTTTAAGGAGTTTAAGGAAGAAGAGGAATCCCTCGTTCCCGGACAGGCACAAATTGAGAATTTATTTAAATTCATAACTGAAGGCGATTTGAATAAACAGGCTCAAAGTATGCTCTCACCTTTAATAAAACTGTTTGAATCGTGTGAAAGTTACGAGGAAGCATTTGAATTACTAACAGATAAAAACCTGCAAAGTAAAAAGTTTGAAGAAACGATACAAAAGGCTTTATTCCTGTGCGAATTACAGGGGAGAGCTGACGGTCTTGATGAATAAGGAATAATATGGCATCCATTTCCCCTGAAGAGTATGCGATGAAACGCAACTTCTTAAAACAAAGGCAAAGTCTGCCTTTACATTTAAAGATTGAACTGTCAAAGAATAGAATTAAGCAATTTTATGAGCATTTTGACGGTAAAGTTTATGTGTCTTTCTCCGGCGGAAAGGATTCAACCGTTCTGTTGCATCTTGTCCGTTCTCTTTATCCTGAAGTCCCTGCGGTTTTTGTAGACACAGGACTTGAATATCCTGAAGTCAGACAGTTTGTAAAACAAACCGAAAATACAATTACAATCCGACCTAAAATAACATTCAAAGAAGTTTTGGAAAAATACGGCTATCCTGTAATTAGCAAAGAAGTCGCAAAAGTAATCGAAGAGAACCGCAGGAATCCTGAAGGATACACTAAAAAGAAATTTGATCCGAATAGTGATTATGTAAAAAGATACGGCACTCACTATTGTTTAGCAAAATGGCAGTTTTTAAGAGACAGCGACATACCAATTTCATCTAAATGCTGTCAGATTATGAAAAAGACTCCTGCAAAGAAGTTTGAGAAAGAATCAGGACTTAAACCGTTTATTGCAACAATGGCGGCAGAGAGTAACTTAAGAAAGACAGAGTATCTCAAAAAGGGATGCAACTCTTTTAATTCTGATCGGCCGGCATCAACTCCACTTGGTTTTTGGACTGAACAGGACATTTATCAGTACATAAAAGAGTTTGATGTTCCTTACTGTTCGGTTTATGGCGATATCCTGCAAGATAGTAAAGGGAAATATTACACGACAAAAGTTGATCGCACAGGATGTATGTTCTGTATGTTTGGTGTGCATCGAGAAAAATCCCCGAATAAATTTGAAAAGATGAGAGAAACTCATCCAAAGTTACACGACTATTGTATAAACCAGTTAGGATGCGGCAAAGTTTTAGACTTTTTGGGGGTGAAATACTAATGATTCAATTAAAATCGTTATTTAAACTCGCTCCTGCAATGGCTATTAAATACTTTAGAAAAAAGAACAACAAGTTTACTTGGGATTGGTACGAATTATGGCAAGATGCACATAAAAAATCATTCACAGTCGCAAAAGCTATGCGTGAGGACATATTAAAAGACATCCGCTCCGCACTTGAAAAAGCATTGGTTGAAGGTAAGACATTCAGAGAGTTTTCAAAAGAACTTAAACCAACACTCCAAAAGAAAGGTTGGTGGGGTGAGCAGATTATTGTTGATTCACAGGGTAACGCAGAAAAAGTTCAACTCGGCTCAATGTATCGTCTGAAAACGATTTATTCCGTTAATATGCAAACAGCGTACCAGACGGGAAGATATAAAACTCAATACGAGAATGTGGATAATCGACCGTATTGGGAATATGTAGCGGTTATGGATGCATCAACACGACCTGAACACGCAATGCTTAACGGACTTGTTTATCGATATGATGATCCGTTTTGGCAGAGCTTTTACCCTCCTAACGGTTGGAGGTGCAGATGCAGAGTAAACGCACTATCCGATTACAACGTGCAAAAGAAAAATCGAACGGTTGGTTCATCTGCCGGCACTCTCTCGGAGGAGTTGGCTCTCGTTTCTAAAAAATCCGGGGAATATAAACCCGTTACAGTTTATACAGATCCTCTGACTGGTAAACGTGTTGCACCTGATGTCGGGTGGTCACATAATCCTGCAAGCGGTCTTATTGAACAGGAATAAAACGGGAGTTAAACAGTAATTAAAAGGAGTTTGAATTATGACTATTGATAGAAAATGCTTAATAAATTGGGTTGGCGGCAAAAGATTATTGAGAAAAACAATTGCCAAACTAATCCCTGAAAATATAAAATCCTACATCGAACCTTTCGGCGGTGGCGGTTGGGTGTTGTTTTATAAAGATAAGTGGGCAGATTTGGAAGTTTACAACGATCTTGATGGCAGACTTGTAAATCTGTTCCGCATTGTCAAATATCACCCGAATGCTTTTATTGAAGAATGGAGTAATTTACTCGGCTCTCGTGAAATGTTCCTTCAATTCTTAAACGGTACATTTATTACAGATATTCAAAAAGCAGTTCAATTTTACTTTTTAATCACACGTTCGTTCGGTGGTCGTGGTGATACTTTTGGAACTGTAAAGAAAACTTCCGGCGGTGCTTGTAAATCCCTGCACAATGTTCCGAAAAAAATCGAGGCTATCCATGAGCGTTTGGATACCGTTATGATTGAAGGTCGTGATTTTGAAACACTAATAAATCAATATGACCACGAAAATGCGTTTTTCTATTGCGATCCTCCGTACTCAAGAGGTTGCGGTTATGAAGTAACCTCAACTAAAGACTTTGAACACGAACGCTTAAGAGAGGTTTTAGGAGGGATCAAAGGGCGTTTTCTGTTGTCTTATGATGACTCTCCTAAAATCAGAGAATTATACAAAGACTATGAAATGATTGCGGTTGAAAGATTAAACGGAATCAACAATAGAGAAGGTGTTGAAAACCGAAACAAAATGTTTAAGGAACTTTTAATTGCTAACTATCCGATAAAGGAACTCTATGAGCGAGAAGCCGATTGAAATTGAATTTGATAATAAAGAAGTTCACGAAAAACTCCTCGATCTTGCAAAAAAGACAGAAAACCTGCGACCGTTGATGAAAAACATCGCAGGAATTTTTGCATATTCAACAGAAGAGAATTTCAAAGAAGAGGGAAGACCTGACAAATGGGTAGACTTGGCAGAATCAACAAAAAAACAAAGAGCCAAACAAAGAAAATGGCCGGGACAGATTTTACAAGTTGAAGGTAAACTTGCCGCATCAATAAGCACTTATTACGATAATGATTCTGCGGTTATCGGATCAAATTTAGAATATGCTGCTATTCATCAACTCGGAGGTCAAGCCGGCAAAAACAAATCTGTAGAAATCCCTGCAAGACCGTACTTATTCCTGACGGAGGATGATTACAATGAGATTAAACATAATATAGAGAAATATTTGGAAACTTAAAACCGTTTTATTTCACACCTTATCTATTTTGTATGGCATTATTGCCCGAAAATTATAAGGTGTAGCAAATAGAAAGGAGTAACAATGACTACAGTAGAACCAATCAGAAACAAAAAAGATGTCGAAAAAGTCGAGCGATATCTTCAAAAACAAAGTGCAAGAGACCATTTAATTTTTGTATTTGGTACAAATTGCGGGTTAAGAATTTCAGATATTGTTGCACTTAATGTGGGAGATGTCAGAAACAGAAATTTTGTTCAAATTATAGAAAAGAAAACAGGCAAATTTAAA